GTCATCGCGCCGGTAACAATCGACGAGCAGAGCGGTCTTGTGGTTGAATATTTGGAAGCATTATGTCCTACTGATGCTTGGCACGCAGGCGCAGGCTTCATCGGCAGTCAAAAGGGCGCAAGTGCATTTGAGTATGATTTTAACAAAGGACTAAAAACACGTCATTACCATATATCACAATGAGAGAAGAACGAAAAATTATCGCACTAGCCGGGCCGAAAGGCGTGGGCAAGACATCAATTGCAAACGCTATCAATATGAAGATGCACGATCTTGAGGTCTTATCATTTGCAGCGCCAATTCGCAACATGATGCAGGGCATGGGCGTTGATCTTAAATATTTGGTCGAGCCTCATCTTAAAGATGAGCCGATCGATTGGCTGGGAAAGACGCCGCGAGAAATGATGCAATCGCTTGGTACTGACTGGGGCAGGAACACGATCCACGACGAGATCTGGATCAAAGCAATGGTGAAGCGCATCGAGTTATCGCCATACAACAAGATCATTATTGATGATTGCCGATTTGAAAATGAGGTCGCGATGGTCAAAGAGATGGGTGGCAGCGTTATTGAGCTAAAGCGCGAGGGCTTTGACTACAGCCAGGAGCATGCCAGCGAATATGGCATTGAATCTCCTTGCCACATTATTGACGCAGAGGACATCGAGACGGCAGCGATTGACATCATGGCGCTTGATAATCTATAGTCGAGACATGACAGCAGAATGGGAAGCACTACAAAGGGCCAAAGCCATTCTGGGCGAAATGTTTGAAAACTACGCCATCGTCGTGCAATACGACGATGGCAGCGTTTTTCACGATGGAAACAACGAGATCGTCGAGCGGGCGCTGTACCAGGAGGCGCTTGCAATGATTGAGGATGAGCGCGAGTGGCTCGATGCTGATGTTGACGTGGATCTGGACTGGGATGAGTGAAAAAGTTTTTCATCTTTTTGCTTGAATAGGTGAATAACACGTGCATTTTTACCTACAAGCTCATGAGAGCGAAAACTAATCCAGATACAATATGAATAAATACCTATACCTACAACTACCCATCTGCATCATTGCTGGCGCTCTTGTCGGCATCCTTTTTTACTGCGCGCTATGATCCCATTCCAACTCATACTCGCGATCATAATGATCGAATCCAGCGGCAACGAGTTTGCGCTTAATAAAAAAGAGCAAGCTTATGGGTGCTTGCAGATCCGCGAAGCATACTGTAAAGATGCCAGCGAACAATCACATCACAACTGGAGCCATCGCGAAGCATTTGACGCAGTGGCAGCCATTCAGATGTTTGAAGCATACATGCAACGCTACGCAACAACTCAACGGCTTGGCAGAGGTGTCACAGCCGAGGACATCGCTCGCATACACAATGGCGGGCCAAATGGTTACAAGCGCAGCAGCACTGATGCTTACTGGGCAAAGGTTAAACAACAACTTCTCGCCATGGGCGCGACTGATCTCGCCAATGGCAAAACAATTTTAAAACTATGAATTACGATCAATTTACATCATCTAAAAGAAAACACTCAGCTAATTACGGATTTGATCCGTTACCAATAACTGCCCCACTTTTTGACTGGCAGGCTCATATTTTACGATGGGCAGTATCAAAGGGGCGAGCAGCGCTATTTGAGGACTGCGGCCTCGGTAAGACTGCACAGCAACTTGAGTGGGCGTCGCAGATATTTAGAAAGACTGGCGGCAGCGTTTTAATCCTAGCACCGCTCGCAGTTGGAGAGCAGACTCGGCTTGAGGGCGTAAAGTTTGGAATTGATAGCAAGGTCGTTTCCGATCATTCGGAAATTGTGCAGCCGGGCATTTACATTACAAACTACGAGAAAATCGAACACTTTCATTGCGAAGACTTTGCTGGAGTTGTTTTAGATGAAAGCTCAATACTCAAGAGCTTTACAGGAAAGGTCAGAAAACAATTGACTCAGGCATTCAGCAAGACTCCATACCGTCTATGCTGCACCGCGACGCCTTCTCCTAATGATTACACCGAGCTAGGACAGCATGCTGACTTTCTCGGCATCTGCACGCCAGCACAAATGCTTTGCACGTATTTCATAAACGATACGTTCAACACTGGCGACTGGAGGCTAAAACGCCACGCTGAGGATTCATTCTGGCAATGGCTCGCATCTTGGGCTGCTTGTGTATCTAAGCCATCGGATATTGGATATTCGGATGATGGATACGACTTGCCTGCGCTCCACATGGATTCATTGGTCGTCAAAGTGGATCAAACATCAGAAAAAGATGAAGAAGAGCTTTTCCGGGTGGCAACACTTAGCGCAACCACGATGCACAAGGAAATGCGATTGACTGCACCAGCGCGATCCGATGCGGTCGCCGATAAAGTAAATAACTCCGATGAGTCATGGATTGTATGGTGTAATACCAACCTGGAAGCAGATCTTTTAAAAGAACGAATCCCGGATGCGATAGAAGTTCGCGGCAGCGATAGCGTTAAGGCAAAGCGCGACCGACTCGCAGCTTTTACAAATGGAGAAGCTCGAGTAATAATCACCAAGCCTTCCATTGCTGGATACGGGTTAAATTGGCAGCATTGCCGAAACGTAGCATTTGTCGGGCTTAGTTACTCTTTTGAGGACTTTTATCAGGCATTGCGCCGATCTTATCGATTTGGGCAGGATCGAGAAGTAAATGCGCTAATCGTTCAGGCAGAAACTGAAGGAGCAATAGTCAAATCCATACAACGTAAAATAAAACAGCATGAGACAATGCAAAAACAAATGAAAAAAGCAGCAGCGGAACTAAAGACATCAGAATCAGAAACTATTGATGCTAAGATTGATGTCACAACTTATGAAGGCAAAGACTGGGCAGTTCATCACGGAGATTGCGTCCGGGTAGCACGCGAAAAAATAAAAGATCAATCAGTTGGTTTTTCTATATTTTCGCCTCCATTCGCGGATCTTTTTACATACTCAGCCGATCCTCAAGATATGGGGAATTGCGAAGATATGGATGAATTTATGAAGCATTTTGATTACTTGATTGCAGAAATAAAGCGAGTGATGATACCAGGTCGAGAGGTTGCTGTACATTGCGTCGATTTGCTTTCTACAAAATGGAAACATGGAAGCATTCAGCTTCAGGACTTTTCCGGAGAGATTATACGAGCATTTTGGAAGCATGGATTCTTGTTTCACTCTCGGATTACGATCTGGAAATCACCAGTGACAGAAATGCAACGAACTAAAGCTCATGGGTTGCTTTACAAGACACTTAAAAAAGACAGCTCATCCTCACGTGTTGGCGTTCCGGATTATCTACTCGTATTTAGATCGCCGGGCGAATCAGCAGTTCCTGTTACTAAAAAAGAGACCGATTACAGCGTCGATTGGTGGCAAGAGGTCGCTTCGCCAGTATGGATGACGGTTGACCAAGGCCGAGTGTTAAATAAAGATGGCGCACGAGATCATCAGGACGAGAAACATATCTGCCCGCTTCAACTCGATGTTATTGAGCGAGGCATTGAACTTTGGAGCAATCCCGGGGATTTGGTTTATTCTCCATTCACTGGAATTGGATCAGAAGGATATGGAGCATTGTCTCTTGGCCGCAGTTTTGTAGGGAGCGAATTGAAGGAGAGCTACGCAAAACAAGCATGCGAGAATTTAAAAAACATTAACGCTCAAGGTTTATTATTGTAAATTCCATTGCCCTTCGGGGCGTAACTAAAACATAAAAAAATAAAATAATATGGCTACACTAACAGCACCAGCCGACTCATCCTCCGGCTTTGAAATTGAGGATGTTGCACCAGCAGGCGAATACATCGCGACCTGCGTAGATGTCGCAGACGAGTTCGGAGTGACTCGTCGCAAATACCAATCGGAAGAGACTGAACAGATCGATGTCACTCGCTTTCTCTTCGGATTCAAAGCTCAGGATGGTAAGCTGTACAAAGTGCAGACCTTTGAGATGAAAATCAGCGGCAGCCCTAAAAGCGCGCTTGTGAAATTCCTAAGCTCATGGCTGGGTCAGCCACCAAAGATGGGCTGGGATTACTGCGAGCTTAAAGGCAAGGGCGCTGTTGTCAGCGTCGAGCAGGTGACTTCTCAGATGGGCAAAGTGTACAATAAGATTGTGCGCATTGCTCCGCCTAAGACATCGCTCGCTGATTACACATCTCAAGTAATTCCTGCGGAGCAGTTTTCGCAGCCAGCAGCTCCTGCAATGCCAGCAGCACCAGCAGCGCCAGCACCTGCATCCGCTCCTCCGGCATGGGACGCCAGCACAGGCAGCGATGCCGACTGCCCATTCTAAAATGAAGCGCGTTCATAATCGTAAAAAGGGACGCAAGTTTTCAGGCTCTACGTTGCGCATTGCGCAGCGTATCCTGGAAGGGCGTCCGAGACCTAATAAAAGAAGGATCAAAAATGGCGACACTAGAAAAAGTATCGAACTTGTCTGATAGTCATTGGTACACGCGGGATGGAAAGCCTGCTTATACTATGCTTAAAAAGGATGGTGGGGAGCGTGGAACAACGCTGCGCGATGCGCGAAAGCATACGCTGCTGCCTTCAGTAACAACCATCTTCGGCATCATGGCAAAGCCCGGACTGGATAAGTGGAAACTAAACAAGGCCATTGAGGCAGCGCTTACTACAGCCCGCAACGATGGAGAGCCGGATGATCGATACCACGACAGAATCTTGCAGCGCAGTCGATCTGAGGTTGCAGAGGCCGCAGACCTAGGAACGCGCATCCATGATTCAATCGATGCAGCATTTGATGGCGCACAATGCCATCCAGACTTGCAGCAATATGTGCAGCCAACAATGGAATATCTGCACAGCTTGAATCTGCAAAACATCAGACGCGAGGATGTCGTTGTGAATCGATCAGAGGGCTATGCAGGTCGCGTGGATCTTTTGGCGAACTACGGATCTGGCAACATCATCATCGACTTTAAAACACGCAAAACGCGCGAAGGCGAAAAAGTTACACCCTACGACTTTCAGCCGATGCAGATTGCAGCTTATGGTTATGCCGCCTTTGGCGCATTGGATCGATGCTACGGAGCCAACGTATACATCAGCACGACTGAACCTGGACGCATTGAAACGGCTGTTTACAAGCCAGACCAATTGCTTAAAGAGTACGATGCGTTCTTGTCAATGTGCGCATTATGGCGTTACATCAAAAACTACGATCCAAGATCATGATTGTCACAATTAAAGAATTACTAGACGTGGCGGCTAAAGTAACTGGCTGCGATCGTAAAAAACTATCAAGCTCATGCCGCAAAGCTGAACTGGTTGTTATCCGGGACGCATGCTATGCTCTGGCGAAACAATACATGTCGCGCACAGATGCTTCAATCAGTGAGGCGTTCGGCAGAGATCGCTCAACGATTTCACATGGAATGAAGCGGCACTACGAGCGCATGGAGGAGGATCGTTTTTATCGCAATATTTACAATAAGATCGGCAAGGAGGCTGGTCTTATTGATTAACACCAAAATGGAGGAAATAATGGCATCAGTATATAAAGCTGACACGGAGCAGGTTCTTAATAGGGGCCTCAAAGCAATGACCAAAGCGTGCGATGCGCTTACTAAGCAGAATGAAAAGTTAAACAAGGACATTGAGGGTCTTAAAGCCAAGATTGCAAGGTTACAGGATAAAGTCCTAATTCAACAGGAGGAGCGCGAGTAATGTTTGAAACACTAACACTACTGATTTTGGCGTTTTTTATGGGCGCTGTAATTGTGATAAATTTTCCCAAATAATAATGGACTATATAGGAATTGACTGCGGACTGGATGGCGCGATTGTGCGCATGGGTGATCGAAAAATTGAGGATAAGATTGCCATGCCAACAATCAGCAACGGGAAGCGCAGGGAAATCGACATCGACAAACTAAGCAGCATTTTCGAGTCATGGGGTTTGCTCGATTGTGTGCTAGTAATTGAAGATCCCGGCGGGCATGCTCCGAGCGCTGCCGGTCTGCGGTCAATGACCTATTCGTTCGCTGTTATTAAAACGCTGACCATTGTTCATCGTTTACCCTACCACACAGTCGCGGCCAGAAAGTGGCAATCTGCTTTTTGGTCGCGGCCAAGCGGTAAGTACGACACTAAAGCGGCAGCACTAAAAGCTGCCACAGAAATCTGGCCAGACGAGGACTGGCGACGAAATGAGCGCTGCAAAATAGCATTTGACGGATTTGTCGATGCGGCACTGCTCGCTGAATACGGAAGGAGAAACAATATATGACAGAAGTTGATACAAATGAAGCAACGCGGATTCTGGACATGCTCCAGAAGCACCAAACTGAAGCAGAATTTGATGCAATGATCGCGCGCAATAAATTGCTTGCCGAATGTAAAAGCAAAGGATTTGAGCGCATGAAAAAGCTGGGGATTATTGCCAGCAATGATAAGCAGAAAAGAAACACTGGCGCTCGTTACACAAGCGAGCAAAAGAAAGAGATGGCGCACAAGGCTGCTGAGATGATTAAGAAGGGCATGAAAATGGACGCCATCCGGGCAGCGCTTGGAAACATATCTTACAAAAGCATTTCTGACTGGATGAA